ACCCCACTTATTCCTCCACCAAAATCAACTCTACTTCCAAATCTTGTCATTGTAATTTTACCTTGCTGTTGTAAGGTTTCAAGAATATTAACTGCCTGAGAACCATATATTGTATCGGCAGATTCCCAAAATTCTGCTGATGATTTCTTCAAGGATATTGGAAATGCTGGGAGTCCAAGTCTAATTAAGTTAACATCAGACTTTCTTCTACCAGCGGTATCTGCGCCAACTCCTTCTGCTATAAGAACTTTTGGTATTGTAATTGTTTTTCCTGGACCAGTCAATACAACTGTAATGGTATGATAAGCACCATATCCAGTATCAAGATATTTGTTTATTGCATTAATAAATGCAATCTCATTACCAACACCAGCAGACTTATTTCCTTGTCTTGATGCTGGTCTACTATAAACTATTTTTCCCTGTATATCTACAGCACCTAAAGATGATATTTGATTACCATTTGGAGTCTGATATGCTGGATTATAGACAGCTCCTTTTGTTTTGAATATTTGTTCAACCTGCCTCAAAACAGCACCCCTATCACCATCAGCAAGTATAGCAATTCTATTAGCGGTTTTGTTTTTAAAATTTGTGAAACCAACGGTTCTTAAAACTCGTTCAATTTCTTGAATGGTCATCAATAATTATTAACTATCTTATTGATATTTAGTGCTCATGAGAGGACTTGAACCTCCACAGATAAATCTACTGGAACCTAAACCCAGCGCGTCTACCAATTCCGCCACATGAGCAGTATTCGCTATTCGCAAATAGCGAATGGAGAATAGCGGGTTCGAACCGCTGACCTCCTGAATGCAAATCAGGCGCCCTACCAACTGTGCTAATTCCCCAAGTGACCCTTTCGGGTCGTTATGCTTATTCTACAGCATCACCGATAGATTCGTCAAGGTCGGTAATGACTGCACGCATCTCAGTAATTCTTTGAGGCACGTGCTCATAAGAATATCCTTTCTGTGCCTCAAAGAGGACTTGGCGAACTACTGCTGCCTGATAGACAGAGAGTTTAATTGATATCGTATTCTTTTTAGTCATCGGTCATCAGAAGCGCGGTTTTCGGAGAAGTAAACATCAAAAGCACCTTCAGGATAACGCTTCAGAAGTTTTTGCACATTCTTGGCAACAACATCGTCAAGAGAAACTCCAAGTGCCATACATGCCTGAGCAACATACCACATAATATCACCCAACTCGATAATCAGGTGCTCGCGGTTGTCCTCATTATAAGGCTTACCTTGAAAGACCATCTTCTTAACGATTTCCATAAACTCGCCACCTTCAGCATTAATACCAACAGCAGCAGTCAGGAGACGCTCAATATTTGCACCCTTTTCGTCAAGAGCAACCAAACGGTCAGAGAGAGCAAGAAAGTCTTTCGATGCATCAGAAGTTACAGCATCGACAAACTCAGCATACTTATCAAAATCAACGTGTTTTGCAGTTTCCATTAAAATTTAAATCCTTCAAACGACTTTTTAGGTTTCTTGTCTTCGTAGTCATTATACTCGTCATCCTGCCCAGAGTCAAGAATGTCATGCTGGGCAGACTGTTCACAATCATACAGTCTCATCTTCGCCCTGTCAATACCTACAATAAAACGCTTGTAGATGGTAGGGTCATTATATCGGTTCTTCAACTGCTTCACCATAAGTTGTCCCAACCCTTCAAGTTCTTCTGTAGAAATAAGGGCAAACATAAGATCAGCAGTAGCAGGCAGACCAAAGGACTCACTAGTATCAGTAAGTTCAACGTCACTGTTACCATAACCAGAGCGAGTAGTCTGGGTGGCTGATACGATAGGGACATTTGCTTCGACTGCGAGCCCTCTAAGTTCTTCAGCAATCGCTTTGATATAGCTATATGAATTGACAGAAAGGTTCGACTTATACCTGCTGGAAGCACATATATTAAGGTAATCAATAAAAATAATATCAGGTCTAAATGACTTCTTAAGTGCCAACTCGTTAAGAAGTGACTTAAAGTGCCCACTATGTGCTGATGCAGTAGGATACTCCTTAATTATAAGTGTGCCCTGTGTTTTCTTGGCAAGTTTAGTGACCTTATTCTCAAATGTTGTTTTGGGAAGATCAGTTAGATCTTGGATGTTGACATTGAGAAGGTTTGCATCAATACGTTCAGCAATTTTCTCCTCTGCCATCTCCAGAGTAACGTAAAGCACGTTGTGTCCGTTAAGCAGACAGGCGCTAGCCATATGACACATGAATAGAGACTTACCAACACCTGTCCCAGCAAGAGCGATATTAAGAGTCTTATTAGGAAGACCGCCTTTCGTAATCTTGTTGAAATAATCAAGGTCGAACGGGATACGGTCTTCCTTACGGTGATACGATTCATAACGTGCCTCATAGTCACTCAAATAATCGTGACCGATATGGTTGTCAAAAGATACTGCCAGAGCATTTGACAAAATGCTTGGAATGGCATCTCTATTCTTCTTCTCATCTTGCCCATCTGCAATAGTAATGGACTCCATAAGAGCAAGATAGATGGCACGGTCACGACACCACTTTTCGGTAGTATCGAGTAACCACTGCTCATCTACAGGAAAATCATTAAGAGACTTTGTAATATCACGAATGTCCTTAATCTCTCCTTCTGTAAGGTCAGTACGATTATCTACTTCAATATTGAGTGCTTCAATAGTGATGGCAGAACCATATTTGACGATGAAGTTTACTACTTCTTGAAAGACTACCTTTTCAGTCCTCTGATCAAAATAGTTTGGTTGAATGAAAGGAATAACCTTTCTAGAATAATTCTCATTAAAAACAAGGTTCCTAAGGATGGTAGTCTCAATTCTTTCCATTACTGATAGTGCAAATATGTACTAAGAAGATACTTTGGACCACTAATTGGTGGTTCACCTTTATGAGGAAACATCCAGAGAGGTGGAAAAATAACTAGAGTTCCCTTTACTGGTTTTATCTCTAGATCACTAAAAATAGTCTTTCCACCTTCTTCAACGTCACACAAGTACCAGAAAAATGATAGGTATCTTCTGGCAGTTGAATAGTCTAACACATCTACATGAGTATCAAACTTTTCATTAGTGTTGTTATTGTATCTCTTTATTCGAAATTCTTCAAATGAATGTTTCTTTGGGAAGACATCTTTACAAACATACTCATAATACTTATCCCTATAGTTGAAAACTGTTTTGATAAGAGTATTATGAATATCTTCTTTTTCTTCCCTATTTCTGGTCAAATTTATTTGAGTAAATGTTGGACATCCACCATTATCAACATATTCATGCTTATCCACAATATCTTCAAAGTATGAAACTAATTCATCACAGATATCGTCTGATAAAGCATTTGGATGGACATGAATAAGATCATTAAGACTAACCATAAGAAAACTGTTCTTTCGCTATGGCATCAAGTTTTTGCATTACTTCCTCTGTGAAATATTCAGATGGGTTGGCAAGTATTTGCTTACCGTAAATTTTCTTACCGTCAATCTCATAGCGTCCTGCGACATTCTTCCAGAGACCGCCAACTTCACCGAGTTCAAGAAGACCATAATAACGATCAAGACCACGCTCATCGTAATACAAACGTACTTCAACATCTTGGTTTTCTTTACTCAAACGCGACTTAGCAGTCTTTGCCTTAATAATGTTTCCAACGACTTCTGTTCCGTCTTTCTCCTTTTTCTTCGAGAGATAGATGATAGTAGAAGCGGCATACTTAAGACCGCTACCACCACCCATCTCTTTTGTAGGAACATAAGCACCGATAACATCGTAGGTATGGTTAGTAACAATCATAGGAATGTTTGCCTGACCCAACTTAAGAGTAAGCATACGGAAAGCACCTTTAATAAGTTGTGATTTAGTCATATCACGAACTTGTTTATCGTTAAGTGCATCAGTAATTTCTTTCTCTGTGGAAAGCATACCTAGAGAGTCTAACACAAACATACAAGGTTTGCGTTCTTCTACAGGTTTTTTTAAGTAAATATCTACCGCCTTCAGTGCCTTGCCACGAAACTCTTCAACAGTGACAACATTAACAACAACCAGACGAGAGGTATCAATTCCACGTGATTCTAGAAGAGATTTAGTGATGGCAGCCTCAGTATCAAAATAGAGACAATACCCATCGGGATTATTATCAAGAAAATTCTTAACCACAGCCAAGCTAAAGAAAGTCTTTCCAGTACTAGACTCTCCAGCAATAGCAGTAATTTTATTCCCAGATACACCGCCAAAAATACTACCTGACACCAGTGCATTAAAAACATACGAACCTGTGTCCACGTAAGTTTCGGTTTCGTCAATGTCTGCAGCGAGTTTGGTATAGTCATCACCAATTTCTTTTACAATATCTTTTAAGAAGTCCATCAAGCTACCATCCCATATTGTTCACGAAGAATTTTTTTGTAAGGAAGATTCTGCTCACGCAATTCCTTTACAAGTTTAAGTTTTTGATACAGAGCAGTATCACCGCCAAGATACATAGCACTCACAATCGTTGCGAGTTCTTTATCGTCAATAGGAAGATCCATTAAAAGAAAAATGATTCAAGGTTTACAGTTTTTTCGACAGACCACCCAATAGCATCAAGAATAGACTTGAGGGGTTCTACAAAACTCTTTTCAAATTGTAGGTCATAGTCGATATATTTGTCAAGATTAAGTTCTCTGGGAAAATCTTGAATGAAGGAGATAATATTTTCCTGAATAGTATTGGGTTTTTTCAGATAGAGGAACTTAATCTTTTCCCCGTTACTAATAAGTGAATATTTATTGGTCAGTTTATTCTCCTTAATATAGTGATTAAAGAGAAGTGCTCCACGGATATGAATTGGAGTTTTTGGAGCATAGATATCTGAAGATGAATGATACTTACGGACATCAGATGCAGTTCTTGGAAATGCAATCTCTTCTGGTGGCAATTTCTTAAACTCTGTGCGACACTTATCGATAAAGTTGATAACATCATCTTCAGTGCCGCTCATCATCAGTTTAAGTCCATCCTTAATCATCTGACGACAAGGAGCAGGAGTAGAAGACTTAACTGCCTCAATACCCATCATTTTCAGTTTAGGTTCATTGTATTGAACACCCTCACTATTCCATACGTTGAGAATGTAACGCTTCTTCGCAGTCCAGATTCCACGTTCAGCGATATTCTCACGCTTCATCTGCATCTTCTGGTCGTAAGCATTTACGTATTCTGCCAGTTCTTTGTAAGAACCTTCAATATACTTTTCAAAGTCCGACTGACAGACTTTATCAAGGAAAGACACAATGCGATCAGTATTAGTCTCTCGTCCTCCGAATATTGCGTCAACAAAAGGACCCATGTTAAGGTAAATAGAATCAGTATCAGAAGCAATAACATAATCTTCTCCTTCAGTTTTTAGAATCTTATTCAGATAGGCATTCATCTTGTTCTCAATCCAACGGATAGAAACTTGACCCGATAATGTGATTGCCTCAGCGTTTGCTAGTTTGTAATAACGGAAATACTGATTGCCGATAGCACCATAAGCAGAGTTAAGTTGAATCTTCCTCGCCATTTGGATGTTGTTGCAACGTGCAATCTCCTTTTCCAACTCCTTTGTTTTTTTCTTTTCATACTCCTGTTTGGCAGCAAGCATTTTCTTTTTGTAGATGGTGCGATCCTTATAGATCTTTTCCATCAATTCTGGAAGAAATCCACGCACATCCTTACGGAACATGGCACCATTAGCACAGACTGCCTTATCCTTATATAATTCAAATGTAATATCTTGATTTAAGATTTTATCGACTGTTACCGATGGATGCCTTTCATCCAGAAGAGTTTCTGGTGAGATGTTGTACTGCATAATAAGGTGTGGATATAGTGAGTTCAAGTCAAAACTCACAACCCAGTCATACTTTCCAGGAATAGGTTCCTTCACATAAGCACCAGCATACTTTGAGTCCTTATCTGAACGCTCCTTTGGGGGAATGACAATATTTCTTTTCTTCAGATAGTTGTAGATAATAGTATCCCACATACGAACTTGTGATGATACATCGGCATAATTTGCCTTAGCGTCATATGCCATAGTAATTGCCAACTCAATCAGTTTCATCTTGTCTTCCAAACGGTCAACAAGTTCCACGTCAATAATGTTGTACTCTACAAACTTCTGCCACCCTTTAGTATAGAAGTCCTTAAAAGTATCAAACTCAGAGTGGTCCAATTTCTTCTGCCCAAGTTCTACACTTGCAATGTAGTCAAGACGATATGATTCCTGTGCCTTATAGGTAAACTTCTTATAAAGGTTGAGATAGTCAAGTTGAGTGATACCACCAACATCATATGCAATCTGTTTCCTACCTGCGATAAAAACTTCACGCTCAGTTACAAGACCCCAAGGTGAGAGACGTTTCATCAACTTCTCACCAAGAATCCTATCAATACGCCGAACAAGATACGGCATATCGTACAACTCACTATTCCATCCAGTAACAACTTCTGGAGTGTTGTCTTCAATCATCCACCAGTTAATAAAGTCATCCAACAACTCATACTCAGTTCTGAAACCTTTGTAGATTACATTCTGCTGAGTATTCTTGAATGGACCTTTACCCCAGGTACGAATCTGTTTGGTTGCATAGTCCTGGAC